CAGCGCCTTGTCGCCGATGGTCAGCGTGATGTCGCCGGTGGCGGTCAGTTGGATCAGCGGGTACGCCTCGATCGTCCCGATCCGGGGCAGATCGAACGCCGCGGTCCTGGTCAGCACCGTGGGCGTCGCCTCATACGCGAAGGGGTCCGCCCAGAAGTTGACCGCGAAGATCCGGTCGGCGAAGCCCTCCATGAACGCCGCCAGCGTCACCGCATCGGTCAGCCGCGCATGGAAGCGCCTGCCGGGCCGGTTCGACAGCGTCAGCCAGTCGGTCCCCTGCAGCCAGGCCGCGAGGGTCTCCAGCGAGGCCACACTCACGCCCTGCTCGTAGGGCAGGTAGCATTCGACGGGCAGCATGATCTCGTCCCAAGCGCCGTCCTGCCGGTGCAGCGCGCCGGAGCGGCCGGGCACCACGATGGCCTCGTCCCGCTTCCCGGCGATCATGACGGGCGGCAGCCTAGTCACCACCACGCCGTGGGTGTTGGACGAGATGCCGCGCCACCCAAAACTCATGCCGCTCATCCCCTCGCCCCCAGTCCGTATTGCAGGTCCCGCGCCATGCGCTGCGCCCGCCGGTCCATCTCGCGGATGTCGTTGTCGTTGCGCACCACCGCGCCGGGGAACGTCACGCTGACGGGCGCGGCATAGTGGTTGTTGACCACCCCGGCAGCCGCCCCGCGCGCGGCGGGCGCGCCGGCATAATAGGACACACCGACGGACGAAAGGCGGCGCATGGCCTCCTGCGCCCCGGCCGCGCCGCGGTCGACGCCCAGCTGAAAGCCCTTCGCGGCGTTCAGGCCGATCTCCTGAAACACCTTCGACGGCGACGCGATGCCCAGCTCGTCCCGCGCGGCCTTGACGGCGGCCCGGGCCAGCGACTGAAACGCGCTCACCAGCGCGCCCCTTCTCGAGGCCGCGCCCGCGATCATGCCGTTCACCGCCTCGCGCCCCACGGCGTTCAGGCCGTGAAGCGCCTCGGCCGCGCCGCCCGCACCCGCCTCCGCCGCGCCCTTCAGCGCGCCCATCGCGCCGGAAAGCCGGGCGATCCCGGCGGACGCGCCCCGCGCATGGCCGCTCAGCGCCTGCGCGGCCTCGATGGCGGCCTCCATGCCGCCCAGAAAACCCCCCGCGTCCAGCTCAAGGCTGGCCACGACCGAACCTGCGTCCACCACGGGATGCGCCTCCTTCCATCGCTTCGATCAGCGCCCGGTTGCCGGGCGATTTCGCGGGCCGAAGCGCCTGCCCGCCCCTGAGCCTTGCCATGTAGTCGCAGATCGCCTCGTCCAGGCAGAAAGCCTCGTAGGGATCGTCAAGGCCGATCAGCCTCGACGGCGGCATCGCATACGCCGCCGCCATCTCGGAAAGGTTCGCCGCGCACAGCGCCGCGAAATCGGGCCAGCCCTTCCGCCCCCTTCAGCGCGAAGGCGTAGATTGCCAGATACCGCTCGTCGGTCAGCGAAAGGCCCGCCGCGCTGAGCTCGTCCATCGAAGGCTCCACCAGCGCGTACCGCGCGATTTCGTGAAGCGCCCGCGCCTGCTGCTCGGGGGCCAGCTTCACCTGCTTTCCCGCGGGGAAAAACAGCTCTTCGATGGCGGGCAGCAGCGGATTGGGCACGAACCCCGCGGCCTCGGCCATGGCGACCAGCCCCGGTCGCCTGAGCCTGCACACAAAATCGCCCTCCGGCCCCCAGCCGGGCAGCGCGCACTCCCGCGCCGCGTAGCGGCTCGCGGCCTCCGAAATGTCGGTCATGGTATCCCTCCCCATTCTGTCCGGGAGCGCCGGACGCGTCCGGCGCTCCCCGCCTCCCAAGGCCCCCGTTCCCTTCGAAACGGCATGAATCCCCGATTTACGCTGTCGCCCCGGCGCTATCCCGCGGTGTCCGGCAGCGCGGCGATGCGCCGCATGATCAAGGGAGCCTGCCCGCCCGCGGGCCGGGACTCGATCTTGTAGTTCATGGCCGCGAACGCCCCGTCCTTGAGCGCGGCCTCGACGGGCCTGCCCTTGCAGCCGGGGAACAGCCACTCGTGGTAGGCGACGGCCTCGCCGCCGTCGTCCCGGTCGGACGTGTAGGCGTACAGGTCGAAGGCGGTCCGCTGCGCCGCGGACATCGCCGCGGGGGCCGTGTAGGTCTCGCCGACGGAACCCGGGGTCCCGGTCAGCGCGCCGCCGTCCACCAGCGCCAGGATCTGGGTGTGCAGCACCGGGTCGTCCAGTTGGATGTCATAGCCCTTCAGGATGTCCTCCGTCCGGAGCGTGCCGTGGATCGTGTCCTTGACGCGCAGCTCCTGCTCCGCGCCGGAGGACACCCTGGCGGCGAAGGACAGGCTGGTCATGGTTTCCACCACGTAGGTGCGCGGCGTCTGGTCGCGCGTGACCACCTTGATGCGCTCGCAGTTGGCGATGTTGCCGCCCGCGATTCGGGTATCGGCCATAAGATTCCTCCTTGCATGGCGCTCCGCGCCGTGACAGAATGCCGCCGGTTCAATCGGACTTCCAGGATTTTCATCGCCCTTACAGCGCGCAGAGCGCCGCGAATTCCATGGTCTGGGTATGGGCCTTAAAGCCCTCGTCGATGGCTTCCGGCCCCGCCGCGCCCCGCGGCTTCAGCCCCGCGGCGGTCAGCCTTCGAGCGGCCTTGCGGAGCACCTGCTCCAGCTCCGCCTGCCGCCCCAGCGGCACGTAGGCGCCAACCCCCACCAGCCGTTCGGCGGTGGCCCGGGTCCGGGGCGACAGCCCGCCGTCGTACACCACCAGGTAGGCCTTCTTGCAGGGTCCGACCGCCTCGCCGGGGCGGTACACGGGGAATTCCGCGCCCTCAAGCGCCTGAATCGCGCGTTCGAGCGGGCTCATGCGCCTCCCTCCCCTGCAAGCACTTGAATCGAGCGTTTATCCGGATTCATGCGCCTTCCTCCCCCTGCAAGCGCCTGAGGCGTGCGTTCGAGCGAACTCATGCGTTTCCCTCCTCCGCCAGCGCCCGCAGGAATTCGGGCGCGAACCGGCGCACGGTGGGGCCCAGGATGGCGTAACGCCCGCCGTATCCCGTCTCCAGCGCCGCCGAGTAGGGCACACCGCCGGTCAGCGTGATCTTGATTTGCGCCCCGTCCGTCTCCGCCCGTCCCTGAATCGCATTCCTCGCGCGCCCGGTCCGGTCCGTCCAGGGGTGGTTCGCCCGCGCATGGGACTCCATCCGCGCCGCCAGCACCTGCCCAGCCCGGACCGCCGCTTCGCCGCGGCGCGCCCGTTCCTTCTCAAGCGCGCGGACGAGCGGCGAAGCGTCCAGTCTCATCCCGGTCATGAAATCTCCTCCAGTCGGTAGGTCTGGTACGCGCCGTGGTCCGCCACGTGCAGGATTCGATATCGCCCGCCGGGCAGGCTCAGCTCGTCGCCCGCCCGGACGCCGGGCAGATCGTCCGGGTACAGCGCCATCAGGTAGCGCCCGTCCGGCTGGTCGGCCAGCTGTCCGGGCAGCACGGCGGAGAAAACGCCGCCGCGCTTTTCGTAGTAGAATCCGCCCGCCTCGCCGACGAGCGCCCCGTCCGGGGGCCGGAGGACCTGTCCATCCAGCCGGGTCCTCCGGGCGGTCGCGCCGCGCAGCCTCAGGCGCAGGATGCGTTCGTAGGCGTCCATCCTTACCCTCCCGTCCGGGGGATCGTGCCGCCCCGGTTCGGCCGGTAGGCGGCGGCCAGCCCCAGCCAGTATTCGCGGCTGTTTTCCATGCGCGTGCCGTCCGGCAGCGCGACCCCGTCCATGCGCGCCTTCGCGAGCGCGCCCAGGTAGATCGCGCCGTTCACGTCGCCGCGCGCCTCCTGGACGAAGGCCTCGATCTGCCCGTCGGTCAGCGCCCGGAACGCCCCCGCCTCGTCCAGCACGGTCTTGATCAGGTCCAGCTGCTCGCCCGTCATGCGCCGATCACGACCGTCACAGGCGCAGACGCGGCCACCGCCTTGCCGCCGCCGTCCCGCGCGGCCACCACCAACTTGTGCCCGGCGGTGGCGGCGATCTCGGCGGAACCATCCGCCAGCGCCAGCGCGCTCCAGGCGGAGAGGTCGTCGCCCAGCGCCGGGGCCGTCTGCGCGGCGGCCGCCTTGTAGACCATCTCGCCGACGGCGGTGCCGTCCTCGTAATGGGTCTCGGTCACGGTGGCCCTGGTCTTTCCCGTCCCACCCGCCGCGCAGGTCAGCGTCAGCGGCGCGAGGCCGGTCCTCAGCGCGTAGAGCGCACCTCGCTTGTTCGCCAGCACGAAGGCGTCATAGTAGACGCGGCCCTCGCACAGCGTGCCGTTGATGCCCGGCGGGTTGTCGTGCAGCTTGTACTCGGCCAGCTTCTGCGGCGCGGTGGTGGCTTTGGGGTGCGTAAGCACCAGTTCCACGCCCGCGGGCAGGTAGCTTCCCGGCACGGCCACGATGGGCGTCATGTCCGCCTCGCCCACCTGGCCCCGGATGCGGGTGGCGGGATCGATCTTCGCGGCGGTGGTGAAGTTGGGGTCCAGCTGGAGCTTCACGCGCATCGCGTGGCTGATGAACAGCACGCGGCCCTCCCGCGGGACCAGCAGCTCGTCCAGCCGCTGGTTGGCGGTCAGGATGCGCTCGTAGGGCTTGACGTCGCCCGCGTAGCCGCCCAGCTCCACGTGACCGGCAAAGGCCGTCATGCGGTTCAGGCGGTAGCGGTCGATCTCCGGGGTGATGACCTCGTCCTGCTGACGGCGGAGCGCGGCCCCGGCGTTGAGACTGCCCGCCGACTCGTCGTCGGAGGCGCGGTCCACGGTGAAGGTGAACGCGCGGTCGCGCCCCATCGCCATCTCCTGCACGGTGTTGTCCAGCTCGGCGGGCGTGCCGTAACGGCTGACCCCGCTGCGCTGGTAGTCGCGCATTTGGGCGGTGGCGGTGGAAAACACCTTGACGGTCTGCGCCCCGACGAAGTCGTAGTCGTGGTTGACCGCCGCCTCGGTCAGAGACTGGGCCGAAAACCGCTCGTCGATCAGCCCGGAATACTTGGTGACCAGATTCTGCGCCATACTGTTCCTCCTCATTTGTCCCTTGAATCCGGGCGACCCCGCCCGAAAACTTTCTTAAGTCCAATGGGTGCTATTCCCCCAGAAATCCCCGCTCGAATGCATCGCGATGCGACCTTCGGGGGGCGGTTACCTGCCCGGTGCCCACGCCGCCGCAAAGCTCCGGAAGCTCCTTCAAAACCGCCCGGACCGCCTTCGCGACCCTAACCCGAGCCTCCCCGTCCTCCGGATCGACGCCCGAAAGGTCGGAAAGCTTCGCCACATGGTCCAGCCGGTTCTCCGGCACGCCCATCGCCGCGGCGGCAGCCCGCGCCTCGGAGAACACCGCCCGCAAAGCGTAGCCCTCCGCCTGGCGTTTCCACTCCGCCTCGGGGCCTTCGCCATTGTTCACCGCTTCCGCAGGTTCCATCTCTCCGGCAGCCGCATCGCCTTGCACCGGCTCTTCCACCGCGTTAATCGCACCGACTCCGGTCGGTTCTTTAGCTTCGGCATTAAAACAGACTGGCGTCTGTTTTTCCGCTCCTCCAGCGCCGCCGTGCGCCAGTTCCTCCCCAGGCTCCAAGGCGGATTCCGTCTCCACGAATTCCTCCGCATCTTTTAAATCATCCGCCGCCGCGCTCAAGTCCTCCGGTATCTCCACCGCTTCAGCGCCCTCGGCCCGCTCCATCCTCAATTCCTGCTCGTCCATCTCCACCCTCCTTTTCAACTCCATCCACCGCTATCCCGCGCCGAAAAGCCCCCGCTCCCGCTCAATTTGCCCCAGTTCCCCCGCCGCGTCGGCGTCCGGCTGCCATTTCCGGATGTACCCCAGGCGGCTTCGCACCCCGCCCGCCACCTCGCTCAAGTCCCTCACGCGCTCGTCCTCCTCGTCGTCCGGGATCGGGTACAGGTGCTCGATTTTCACCGAAAACTCAATCCCGGGCAGCGCCTCCGCGCCGTAGATGACGGCCATCTCGGCAAGCCGACGCGCCATCCACCGAAGCGCGTCGTCCCACTCGGCCCACTTCTCCTCGCATCGGCAGATCAGCCCCCAGTACAGGGCGCGCATGGCCTTGCCGCTGGCGGCGAAGCCCTTGAGCATCTCGACGCTCGCCTCGGGCACCGACAGAAGGTCGTGCATGTCGCCGCGGATGCGGGCGGTGGCGTGCTCGTAGCGCTGATCGTACCCGAATTCCGGCTCCAGCACGCTGGCGGAGGCCTGCCCCATCCCCGCCCGGGACGGGTCGGTGGCCAGGTCGATCAGCGCGCCGGGCGCGATCACCACGTGTTCCACCGACGCCTGCGACGCATCCACCAGCACCTTCTGCGGAAACATGTTGAACTTGAGCGCGTCGATGTCGTCGCTTTTCAGCCGGTTGTAGGCCAGCTGATTCCCGGCCAGCTCCCGCGCGTCGCTCTCGCCCGAAAGGTCCCCGGTCAGCCCGTCGTTGACGATCACATACGCGGGCACAAACCGAAGCCCGGTGTCCTCGCCCCGGTGCCGCGCCTCCACCAGCCGGCCGTAGCCGTCGAACACGCCCTCGTCGATGAGGCACCGCCCGCCGTCCATCCACAGCTTCTTGCGGTAGACGCGCTGGCGGCTCCGCTCGACCAGGTCGTTGAGGCCGTAGAAGAAGATGATCTTGGAGATCTCCCCGCCCTCGTCCAGTTCGTACACGAACTCGGTGGCGGGCACAAACCGGATGGACAGCCCCCGCCCCGGCGCGCCGTCCAGGCACAGCGCGACGCGCTTGCCGATGAAGCAGTCCCTGACGCCGTGGAGCAACTTCTTCTGCCAGCGGTTTTCCGTCAGCGTGCTCGACAGAAACCGCTCGATCTGGGCCGCCGCCTCGGCATCCTCCGCCGCCGCCACAATGCGCAGCTCCGGCGCGCGCCCGGCCATGAAGCGGCTCTCCTCCTTGATCAGCTTCTTGACCAGGTTGGTGACGAGATGGGTGGCGCTCGAATCCCCGCCCGGAGAATTCTCCTGTCCCTCGCCGTCGTAGAGCCTGTACAGCCGGTTCAGTTCGTCCAGCTCCCGGACGGCCTCGCCGCCGTACAGCCCGCCCAGCTCCAGCTTGATCCATTCCAGATTGGTCATCGATTGCCCCTCCCGCTGACAAAGTGGTCCCGGCCCGAAAGGCCACCGTTCATGAGTTCCGCAAGCCCCGTGGTGGCGTCGGGCGCGTCGTCGTGCAGGTTCGCGCCTTTTCGCAGGTACCGCGCCATGGCCCGGTGGTACTCCGGCCAGCGCCCCGCCCAATCGGACGGAAACAGCACGTTGTTCATTACATAGGGCGCGGCCACCAGGATGCGCGCCTGCTTGTTCTGCCGCTGCGCCCGGGGGATGACGCGCGTTGCGCGCCACCCGCTCCGGCTCCACAAAAGCGCCTCGACGTTTCGCGCAAATCCCCTTCCCCCGTTGTTCGATTCGATCCACGCCTCGTGCGCGCCCCAACGGACCAGCATGTCGGAGAGCAGCGGCTCCGTGATCTCCATGCCTTGATCGGAGTACAATACGTCCAGCACCCACAGCCGCCCCTCCAGCCGCCCCGCGATCACCGCGCACAGGTAGTCCCGGCCGGTGTCGGCGGTATCCACGTAGCAGAGCACCTTCTCAAATGCGGATTCGCCGTCCGGATGGCTCGGCAGCGCCGGATAGGTGGAGAAGTGGTCGTACAGCCGCCCGGTAACGTCGATGGGCTGCTGCTGGTAGTTGGCCATCGCGATCTCCTCGCTGGTCGTTCGGAGGATCTGCCGCCATCGCTCCCAACTGAGCAGCTCTGGGCACAGCATCTCCCGCCGTTCCTCACTCAGGCACGCGGGCATTTTGAGCACGTGCCACCCCGAAGGCTCCCGCTCAATCAGCCGCCCGGCCAGATCGCCCGCCGCCCAGCGGGTCATCACCACGATCTGCACGGCCCCCTCTTCGAGCCGGGAGAAGAACGTGTCGTTGTACCAGGCGAACTGCGCGTCCAGCGCGGCCTCGTTCATGGCCTCCAGGTGGTTTTTGACCGGGTCGTCGATGATGCCGATGGAGCAGCCCACGCCGGTGATCGTGCCGCCGAACCCGGCGGCCAGGAAGCTCATTGGCTGCCCCTCCAGCGCCCAGAGGCCGGAAGCCGCGTCGCCCTTTTTGAGCCGGACGCCGGGAAACACGTCGGAGAAGATCCGCCCGCCCCCGCCCGCGCGGGTGGCGGCGATGCCGTTTCGGACCGCCCGCGAGAACCGCTCCGCCAGCGTCTCGTTGTAGCTGACGGTGATGATCCGCTCCTCGGGATTCCTCCCCAGCGCCCACTGGTTGAACAGCGACAGCGTGTAGCTCTTGCCCATCCGGGGCGGCAGGTTCACGATCAGCTTCCGGCAGACCGCGCCGTCCGGGCCTTCCAGCCTCCGCTCCAAAAGCGCCTGCAGCGCCTCCACCAACCTTCGCAGATGCGGCCTGTCCTCCCGGAAGAACCGGGGGTTGACCGCACGGCAGTAGGTCCAGAAATTCCGCCTCGCCTCCGCAAGGCCGCCCTCGCCCACGATCTCCCAGAGGATGTCCCGCTTCCGGCCCAAAGGCGCACCCCCTTCCAGCCCGAGTACCAATCCATCGCCCGCCGCGTCAGTCACCCTTTGCAACCAGCGCTTCAATCTGTTCCCATAATTCCGGCGCCTGCTTCAGTGCCTCCCGCAGCTCCTTCAACGCCTCCGCCCGGGCTTCCGCGCGCAGCTTCTTGCGCTCGCCCGCGGTCTTCTCATACTGGATGGCAGCCCGCGCCGCCTGAATCAACCCCGCGGCGGCCTTGTCGGCGGGCAGGTCGGCGAACATCTCCCCGCCGTCGCCGATCCTGCGGCCCAGCTTCCCGATCACCAGCGCCAGCGCCGCGCCCGCCGCGTCGAAGCCGGACTGTTTCTTCATCCACCGGTTCAGCGCGTCCATCTGCCTGTCGAGCAGCTTTTCCATCCGCTCTTCGGCGGCCTTCGCAGCATCACGTCGCCCGACCGCACTCGGCTTGATGACGAAACCCGCCTTTTCCAGCTCGTCCGCGATCTGTTGGTAGGTGCAATCGCCCTCCGCCAGCATCCGGTCGATGGCCTCCCGCGCCTTCTGCGGCAGTTCTTCCACCCTTGCGCCGTTGTGGATCTTCTCAAAGCCCTCGGTGCCCGTCAACGCCTTCGGCCCGGCTTGTAGCCCCTGACTCTTAATCAGGGTGTCTTTTTTCACCCGCGCTTTGCCGTGCGCGGCGGCCTCAGATGCGCCGCCCATCCCCGAAGATCACGCCGGGGTCGTCGATGTCGCCCTCGGCCAGGTTGCAGCCCGCGGCGGTGAGCTGCACCATCGCGCCGCGCAGCGGCGTCAGTTCCGGCTCGCAGCCCTCCTTGTAGCCGATGGTCACGAAGCCCTTCTTCGGGTCGGCCAGGTAGAAAAGCTGTGCGGGCACCTCGGCTTCCGCGGCGGGGTGCTCGCCCATCAGCGCGAACACCAGCGTCTTGACCGGCAGCGGCGGCCGGCCGAAGTCCTTGTACAGCATGATCACGATGTCGCCGCGCAGTTGCTTGCGCTTGACCAGATCGGTATTCGTCGCCATCCTCACCCTCCTCGTCCTGTCGGAATCAAACCGGAAACCGGTCAGATTCCCTCCCTGTCCCTGAAACCGTTCACGATCAGCTCGCGGATCTGGCTGAGCTGTCCCTCGATGTTCTGGGTCATGCGGATCAGGTCGTCGCGCAGCGCGTACTTTTCGGGCAACTGCGTCAGCAGCATGTCGTAGCGGTCCTCCTGACGGCCCATGCGCTTGTCCAGCGCGTCCATCCTGGCGCCGGTGGCCCTTTCGCTGCGCTCGATCTTGTCCTCAAGTTCCGCCACCAGCCGCTTGATGAACCAAGCCAGCGCCGCGACCATCAGCCCCACCGCGGTCGTCACGATCCAGTGCGCGTACTGCTCCATCCCCTCACCCCGCGTTTCCGATAAAAAATTCCGGCCGTGTTTCCACTGCCGGAATCATACCCGATCGCCGCGCCAAACGCCGCGCGAAGCAGTTCGCAGTTTTATTTCGCCTTTATCCCCGCACCAGGCTCCGCCCCGGCGCTTCGGACAGGATCATCTGCACCGTCCGCATCGAAACGCCGTAGCGCCGGGCCAAAGCCGAGGTGTTCACGCCGTCGTACTCCGACCGGATTCGCCTTGCGCGCTGCGCCGCCACCAGCGCGTCCAGCTTGGGGATGTAGAGCGGCGCGCCGCCGTAGGCCTCGCACAACTGCAGCGTCGCTTCGAGGCCGATGACCTCCGCCAGCCTCCTGTGCGCCTCGGGCAGCATATCCCGCGTGATGCCCTCCATCTTCCCCTCTCCTTTCATCCGTAGTCTCTCCCCGTATCGGCCCGCCAGTCCCTTCACGCCGCCTACCCCTACCCCTTCCCCCTTGCGATGGGGTCCAGGGGAGCATCATGCTCCCCTGGCGGGGTACGGGGCGGAGCCCCGTCGTTCCCCCAACATTCCCCTCGCCTCCTCCACTCGCCGCGCCGCCGTCCTCGCGCAGGTGATGGCCCTCACCTGCGCCTTGGTCAGCCCCAACGCGCAGCCGATGCGCTTTGCCAGCTCCGGCGCGGTGACGCTGCCGCACTCCAGATGCCACATCAGCTTTGTGCTGACGCGGCAGGCTCGAGCCGCCTCCTCGGTGGTCGGAAAGCGTGCCGTTCTCTCGCGCTCAAACCACCCCTCCGGAAGCGTCAGAAGGCCCTGCCCCGGGGCTTCCCGCTCCCGCAGGATGGCCACGTCCCGCGCGTCCGCCTCCATCCGCTCGCCCTCGCCCAGCGGCGGGCGCTCCAGCCCCTCGTCAAGGCGCCTCAGCGCGCGCAATTCCTCCTCGGTAAACAGCGGTTTCATGCCCATCCTCCCTTTCGCCGCGCCCGGCGCGCTTCCGGCTTTACAACCCGCCCGCCTCGTGCTATACTAAAACCGAACATCCTTTCGCCCGGATTATATCTTAGTTTACTAAGATTGTCAAGCTGTTCTTTTTGGGATTTGATGGGAGGGGCACGCCGTGTTCTACGCCCGCCTGGTGGAGCTGTGCAAGGAGTCCGGCACGTCGGTGGCCGCGGTGGCGGAGGACGTGCTGCACGTCTCGAGCGGCGCGCCGACCTTCTGGAAAAAGGGCGCCTCGCCGAAAGCCGCGATCGTGGCGATCGCCGCGCGGCACTTCGGC